TGGATTTCCACCAAATCTAGGATCCATCATAAATTGTTGGTGCACTGCTATATGAGCTTGATGATCTTGATCTTCAAAAACTTTAATTGGTTTACCATTTAATAAAGCCATATTTTCTGAAACTGGATCACGTCTAGGAGTTTCTTCATCTTCTATAATTAAATCTTGATAATCAGGAATATTAAGCGATTGTAAAAATCTTCTGTATGCTTCTTTAGTATCAATAATAGTTGGTGCTTGTTGAGCTAATTGTAAACCAGTTTGAGCTAATGCTATTCTTTGTGCTTGAGAAAAAATGTTAGGATCAGATACTGGAACAACATTTATAGCATCATTAAAATCTTTTCTTCTAATTGTTTTTCTTTCTCCTATTACATCATATGGATATTCATCATCTAAATATTCTCCATTTAATTCATAAATTAATTTAAATTCTCTACCTTGAGATTGATGTAATCTTTTATGAATAGCAGAAAATACTTTGCTACCTTGTTCAATAATAGCAATAGTTGTACCAACAGGACCCGATCCTGCTGAATCACCTACCATAGCATCTGCTATACTTGCAAATCTTCTACCTGATTCTGTTAATACTCCTAACAATTGTAAGAGGGTCGGCGATGGCTCCTTAAATGGAAGAGGGATAAACGATTTTCGGAGATCATCGCCATATGCTTCAACATCGACCCATTCACCAGGTGAAACTGTTATATCGCCGCCTTCAATTCTTGCACCTTTAGCTTTAAAACCTCCATTTAAATTAGCAAATGCTGCTGAATCTAACAAAGCTCTTAATGCTCCTGTGCTTGCATGTTGAAGACCACCAATAGATTGAATTAAACCAGATCCATAAAATCCTAAACCTGGTAAATACTTGTAGTGAATAAAATAAGTTCTTTTCTTTTTAAGTGGATCATCTTCTTTCCAGTTTCTTCTAATAGCTAAAGTTTGTCCACTTTCATAATCTACAGTTACAATATATGGTAATGCTAAACCAGATTCATCTTCTCCTAAATCTATATCAGCGTGTATTTCTAAAACTGTATGTATTTTATCAGCCATTGAAGGTGTCATACCTTCTAATTTTTGTAAAGTTTGTTCTACTACATCTGCAGTATTTTGTCCTCCTTGATTTTGAGTAACAGGAACATCTCTATAAAATCCTTCGATTTGTTTTCTTTTAATTTCATTAGTAGTTTGTTTCATTACTTGAGTGTATCTTTCTGCAGTTTCTAAATCTGTATTTTCCATAGAAATTACAAATTGATCAGCAGGTACAAACTTAGAACAAATCCTATCTAAAGAATTATCAAAATATATTTTTTTAAAAGCAGATCCTGCTAGAGCTAAATAATACAGCAATTGATCTAGTTCATTAAAATAATCTGTTATTTGATTAGTAACTTGGTAATTCATAAAGTCTTGAACACGTTGAGCTTGTTCTAATTTTTTATCTGATTGTTTACCAATAATTTGAGTTTTAACAGGACCACCTGCTGGAAACATTTCACCAATTGCTCTAGCTTGAAATTGAGTTGCTGCTTCTGACATCAAAGGATGATGAACACCTGAAGCTCCCGGGAATGGGTCTTGTCTATCTTCTACAACCACTCCTAACATTTTAAGACCTTTAGAATATTGATCTTCCCAATCTTTTCTAGAAGCCTTATCATCTTCAAAAGATTTAATTAAAGATTTACCAATATTTAAAACTTCTTGATTATTTAATTCTTCTGCTAAATTAGAATAATGATTAGATGAAAAAGCTTCTTCTTCTTTTTCAGTCAAATCTTGATCTATATCTACACGAACCTTTTGTCCATCTTCGTTTGTATATTCAAGTTTCTTTTTTTCTAATTCAACTTCTAATGCCATTATGCTGTTCTCTTTTTAGGTTTCTTTTTACGACCATCTGCTCTTCTGTTTTTATCTTTTCTACCTTTTAAAATATCTTTATCAACTTTAGCTGCTTTACCACCAGTTAATGCTGAATTAACTCTAGCCATTGCCCATGCTTGTGGACTTACACCTTTTCTATGACCACTTGTTCTATATGCTGCTAATCCTCTATTATAGATAGCTCTAATCTTAGAAGCAGATACTCCTGTTTTTTTTGCTTTATTTCTTATAGCAGTTGCCGTACTTGATCCTTTTGCTTTAGCCATACATCTCCTTAAATTTTTTGTTATGTTTACTTTTCTTTTTTGATCCTACAAATTTTCCACCTTTCTTATCTCCAGGTAAAACTCCAGAACCTTTATTATCTTTATTTAATCTTTTTAATGCAGCTTTTCTCTTAGCTCTTAATGCACCTGACGTACCAGCTAAATATTGTTTTTTAACTTTTTTCTTTTTAGGTTTAGTCATAGTATTTTTAAATCCTTTTCTATTAAGCACGTTTTTTCTTTTTACCTGCTTCTGAAAGAGCAATAGCTATTGCTTGTTTTCTAGATTTAACTTTTTTCTTAGATTTTCCAATAGGTAATTTTCCCTTTTTATATTCTTTCATTACCTTTGCTATTTTCTTTTCTTTTTTAGTTTTCATTTAGGAAATCCTTTCCTCATGTTTTTATAAGCTTTTTTAGAAATTGTTGATTTAGATTTTGATCTACTTTTACCAGCTTTGCGTCTGGCATTTATATTTGCATAAAGTCCCTTTTTCATAGTTTCATAATACCTCCTGGTTCATACCATACTTTCCTACAAAGAGATATAAAACAAAAAAGACAATTATTCTAGTATTAATTTTTTTATACTTTTGCTACCATCAATGTTACTTTCAAGTTCTGCCATTGATTTAATGCATTGGTATTGAATGTTATTATTTTTATTTGATCTCATTGCAACCCTCTTGCCTTTAAGACAATCTGACATAGTTTCTTGTATTCTATGTTCCTTGATCTCTCCGTTTACAATCATAAGTAAAGCTATAATTAATTCCATTAATGTGCTCCATTACCATTTTCTCTTACTTTATCTTTTAAATCTTCAATATCATTAAGAGCTTTATCTAATTGTTCTCTTAAAAATTCTATGTTTACTTTATTAGTCATATTCATTTCTTGAGTCTGTTCCATCTTTTCTACTGTCTTATAAAGATCCTCAATTAAAAAATGTTGTTCTTGATCTGTAGGTACTTGCTCAGATTTTTTAAGTAAATCATTTTCAAATAACTCTCTTGATGTTTCTAAAGATACTAACCTTGCAGTTAATTCTGTATATGCAAACACGCCTGCTGCAACAAGCAAAATCAAACTAGCAACTGTTTTCATAGGCATTTGAACAGCTGCTGATTCCGATATGTTTAAAGGTTTGTCTTTCATTTTCTCTTTTTCTGTCTTTTAGGTGTAAATAATTTTCCAATAAAATTACTTATTGCATCTATACCTGCAAAAAATTTATAAACTATTTTATCTATCACGATATTTTTCTCTCCAATAATTTTTTCTCTCTAGTAATCTAATCTTATATTCTAGTTTATCTATTCCTAATAATTTTTTTAATAAATCTAACATTTCCACCTTCTTCTTGCTTGTCTTATTCTAGAATTAGGATCATTTCTAGTTTTAGCAGAGCTTCTTTTTAATTGTCCTAAACTTCTTGCACAATATGATTTTCTTCTCTTAGCTGCTTTACTTCCAGGTTTAACTTTACCAGTTACAGCCATAGATAATTTAGAACCAGGATTAGCTCGTCTATAAGCTTTAATTCCTGCTCTAGTCATACCCGCACCTTTTTTAGTAGGTCGATAATATTTTTTTCTTCTAGGAATATCTCCTGTTCTTTTTCTAGGTCTTATTCTTGTTCTTGCCATTATGATCTAAACGCTGCATGTTGTGCAGACGTAACTCCTTGACTTGTTGTAGCAGTTTGAGTTGGTGAAGTCATTCCAGATTGTATTCCTGTGTCTCCTCCACCATAAGGATTTGGACTTCCAGAATTAGAAAAATCTAATATATTAATGTCTCCTTGAGTATCTTGATCTGTAATATTTTGAATTCTTTGTTGATTTTGATTATTTAAAAAAGCACCAGCTATAAATTTAGTTGCAAAAGGTAATAATGATCCTGTTGCTATTGCTGATCCAACAGTAAATAAATTTGAAACATTAGTTGGAATACCTAATTTCTGTTCAACAAATTCATTATACGAATTTAGATTATTAGAAATAATATTATCTGCTGTTTCAAAAGCTGAACTTGTAGGAAGCTCAAAATCAAATTGAAAAGCTTTTTTTTCTTTAATATCTTTTTCTCCAAAAATTTCATCTTCTTTTGTAGCATCATATGTAGATGTTTTTAAAACATCTTTTACTTGTCCATCATCACCTTCAAATATAGGACAAACACCATTCACTGACATTCTTCCATTTGGACAAATAAATTCTTTAATCATATTCTTTGTAACCTTGGATCGTTAGATAAAATATTTTTAGAAGCTTTAGGTCTTGCAATAGATTGTTTACTTCTTTCTCTTAATTGAGCTTTAGCTGAATCTTTTTTTCTTTGCTCATCTTTAATTTTTTTTAAGTCCCATTTAAAATTCATCTTCCTTGCCTATTATATTTTTTAAAACTTCTTTTTTCATTTTTGTTTAAAGTCTTTTTATGTCTCCTAGGTCTTTTCCTTGGCTTTGGCCTTGGAACAAAATGTACAAACTTTTGTCTAGCCACTATTTATTTTTTGGCTTTAATTGTATGACTTTAGCTTTTTTCTTTTCAAGGAGTTTTTTAGCACCAGGATAATCTTTTGCTTTTCCTTTGTAAAGAAGTCCACCTTTAAAATTATCAGAGACAGAAGCATTTGCAGTCATCTCTCTATCTTTAGATTTACCTTCTTCGTAGCCATCGTCATCAAAAACTTTAGATTTAGTTGTATCATCAAAATCTACATCTAAGATTTCTTTAGTGACATCTTCTCTAGTTTTTTTCATCTTCTTTTTTTCCTTTTACCTTTTTTAATTACACCTCTTGCAATTAAAATATCTTTCTTAGTTACTTTTCCATCTCCAGACATATCTGGAAATTTACCTTTTTTCTTTTTCTTTTTTTTCTTCATCATTTTGCCAGTGATCTTAGAGTTTTGCATTCTTCCTTCTCCTGATCCTGCGCCTGCAGTCATTTTCATTAGAACGTCTCCACTTCTATTTTAATTCCCCTCATCATTTTTGCATGTTGGGCTTTTCTTTCATCATCTATTTTTACAACTTCGTCACCAGGATTTTGCATTGCTTTCTTTAACATCGCAGCATCTTCTACAGCTCCTGGAAACTTATCATAAAATCTTTTATCAGCAGCTTTAACATCTTCAACACTGAAGCTCTTTACTCCAAGTCTAGGTTGTTTGCCTGTTCTTTTAAATGGGTTACTCATCTTTTAAGTCCTCCGGTGTACTTAGTTTTTTATTCAATATACCTTGAAATACTGATTGTGTAAAGGTAGGAAGCATTAATTCACTTATAGGATTTTTTACATGGCCAGTTGACCACGAAATACAAGGAACTCCTTTCTCGTCCCAGGCGACCAAAGCATATCCTTTTATATCTACTTTATCACTAATCTTTATACAAGCATCATGAAAAGCTTGAACTACTTGATCATCTTGTATTTCAACTTGTTCTTTAGGAGTTGGTTTTCTAGGGACTAATCTCCACCTATCAAGAGTAATAATGTTTGTCTTTGCGCAATTGTTTTCTTGTTTCATTGTCATCGTCCTCTGGATCGTCTGGATGTAATACTAAAAATCCATCTCGGATCCTCATTAAAGCTTGCACAATTGTATCATGAATATCATCATGCTTTCCATATGGAAATTGTGCTGATTCTTCTATAACATCCTTAGTCCACTTTTCATCCATTGTAAACACTAAACCTCCTTCAAACATCGAAGCTACACTATGTGTTCTTGAAACTTTATCTCTTTCTGGCGTATAAGTTACTATAGGAACTCCTGATCTACGCATATCTTGTATTAAAGATTGACCAGAAGCTCGTTTTTCTATTAATACTTGATCGGGCATCCATTCATAATAGCTATCTTGTGCTCGTTTTCTTAAATCTGGATATTCTAATCTTTCTTTCCAAGCATCTAACAATATACACGCAGCATAGGGTACATTGTTTTCATCTCTAGCTGTAAAGACACCCCATGTAGTACAAGCAGAAAAGTCAGCAGAAGATTTTG